CGACGAAGAGCAGGGCAACTACGTCAACTCGCCACGATCGCAGGCGTTTTTACATCCGAACGGCGAGAACCCAAACCCGTTTCAATGGTGGAACCCTGGATCATGGTGGCGCGGCGGCGGTGCGGGCAGCGATACGGTCCCGAGCCGCGGGCCGGCCGGCGCTGCGCGCGGGATACGCAACTTCAATCCGCTCAACCTCGGCTACCTGCCAAACCAGCCTTCCGTGCTCGGCCGGGAGGAAGGCGGCGACCATAGGTTCGGCGTCTTTTCCAGCATGGCGGCAGGTATCGCCGCCGAGTTGCGGCAACTCGCGCTCTACCAGGGCAGCGGCCTGAAAACGGTGCACGACTTGGTCAAGCGATGGGTGAGCGACCCGATGTTTGACCAATCCAGCTATGAGCGCGATGTCGCGCGGTCGATCGGTGTCGGCGTGAATGATCCGATCAACATCCGGGATCCCGCCACCGCTGCTGCCTACTTCCGCGCCGCTGCGCCACACGAAAGCGGCCCGGTCTCCGACACCGATATCGCAAGCGGGGTCAGGATGGGACTCGGTTATCGCGATGTGGCGGGGGCGGCGGGGCCGACGGGCCATGTCCAGGTTGACGTGACGCTGCGCGGTGCGCCTCCCGGCACGACGGCACAAGTCACCGCCTCTGGGGCGACCAGCGCGACGCCGCCGCGCATCGAAACCAGCATGCCGATGGCGCGATGAGCGGCTTTACCAACGTCACCGGGTTCGCCCCGCCGACCAGCCTCGCCGGCTTCATGGGCCTGCTGCAAACCGCCTCGTTTCGCGGCGTGCCGTTCAAGGTGATCGCCGCCCGGGTCCGGAAGGGCCGGCGGCTGGCGATGCACGAATACCCGTTCAAGGACGGCGGCTGGGCCGAGGATATGGGCCGCGCGCTGCGGACCTATTCGTTCTCGGGTTACCTGATCGGCGACCTGGCGCCGGTGATGCAGCTTCTGCTCGACAATGCGATCGAGACGGAAGGGCCCGGCCTGCTGATCCATCCGACGATCGGCGCGGTGAAGGTCGCGGTGCTGTCGGCCGGGACCGCGGTGCACCGCGACAAGCTGCGGGTGATCGAGGTCTCGTTCGAGTTCATCGAACAAGGCGGAAGCATCTTTCCGATGGCGGTCATCGCCACCGCGGTCGCGGTGCTGTCGGTGGCCGACGCGGCGGTGACGGCGGCAGGAACGGACCTCGGCGGGGTAGCGATCCCGGCCGCGGCGATCGGCCCGGCGGTGACGAGTGAGGGTCGGGCCGTGGTGGCCAGCTTCGCGGGCGCGGTCACGCTGGGCGGGGCCGATCCGACGGCGATCGTCGGCATGGCGGCGGCGCTGCCGCCGCCTGACTCGAGCACGACGTACGGGCGGTACGGGGCGGGTTCGGCCTCGGTGAGCCTGCCGATCGGCACGACCGTCGCCAGTTTGCAGGGCCAGATTGCCAATCAGCGCGCGGCGCTGGCGCTGGCGGCTTCTGCTGCCGCGACGGCCGCGGGGACGTATTCCGCCAGCACGGATATGCTGGGCGCCCTGGCGGCGCTGCTGGAGGCGATGCGCGCCGGCATCACAGATCCCGCCGACCAGGTGCGCGTGCTGCTCGGCCTCGCCGGTTTCAGCTTCGCGGACGGCGCTGGCGGGTCTGTCGGTGTCGGCGCGGCGATGGCGGCGATGCGCGATGCGATGGCGGCTGCCTGCCGGCGGGCGGCACTGGTCAGCCTGGCGCGGGCCTCGGCGTCCTATCAGCCGGTGAGCTACAACGATGCGGCCGCGCTGCGCCTGTCGCTCGCGGCGGCGCTGGATACCGAGATCACCGCTGCCGGCGACGCTGGCGAGGACGCGACCTACACGGCACTGAAGGCGCTGCGGGCGGCTGTGGTGCAGGACCTGACGGTGCGCGGGGCCAGTCTGCCGAGCGTCGTGACGGTGAGTCTGCGGGCGCCGTTGCCGTCGCTGGCGGTTGCGCAGTTTCTGTATTGCGATGCGAGCCGGTCGGATGAAATCGCCGCCGCGGCCGGGGCGATCCATCCTCGGGCATGGCGCCGGCTGTGAACCCTGTTGCCGGGTCGGGCGAGGCCAGGTGACGATGCCGTTTCTCGCGTCCGGGCCTGATGAGGTGACAATTCTGGTCGGCAAAAACCAGTTCCGGGGCTGGCAGACGGTCAGCATCAGCAAGTCCTGCGAGTCGATGCCGAACAGTTGGTCGGTCAGCGCCAGCGCCGAGTTTTTGCAGGGCGACGGGCTGGCCGGCACGCGGCCGGGGCAACCCTGCCTGATCCATATCGGCGCCGATCTGGTCATCACCGGCTGGATCGATCGGCGGTCGATTCTGATCGACGCGCACAACCATCTGGTCACCATCAGCGGGCGCGGCATCACCCGCAACCTGGTGGATTGCTCGGCCGATCTGGTGAACGATCCAAGTCTTCGCGGGGGCATGTTCAACAGCCCGAACGTGCAAGACGTGGCGCAGAAGCTTTGCAAGGCGTACGGGATCACGGTGAAATCGGCGGTCGCCGATCTGGGGATTCCGATCCGGGGTTATCAGGTCCCGCTCGGCGAAACGCCCTACCAGGTCATCGAGAGCTGTGCCCGGTACGCCGGATTTCTGGTCTATGAGGACGAAACCGGCGCCCTGGTGCTGGATCGCGTCGGCACGCGGAAACACGCATCGGGATTTTCGCTGCCGGGCAACATCGAGGCGATCAGCGCGGAGCAGTCGGTCGATCAGCGATATTCGGAATATCTGGTCGTATGGTACGGCATCGATCAGCTTGCCGACCTGAGCGACCTGGCGAATCGCCGCGCGGTCCGACTGGACACGACTTTGGGCGAATACCGTCAGAAGGTCATTGTCTCCGAGCAGGTGGCGCCGGCGCCCGAGGGAGGGCCGCCGGTGGGCAACGACTGGATTGCCACGCAGCGGGCCAACTGGGAGTTCGCCCGCCGTTACGGCCGCGGCCAAGGGACTTCGATCACCTGCGATTCCTGGCGCGACAGCAAGGGCGCGCTGTGGACGCCGAACTGGCTCGCCACGGTCGATGCGCCGAAGGCGGACATATCGGGGGCGGTCTGGATCATCGGTTCGGTGACCTATCGCAAGGATATGTCCGGCACGCATGCCGATCTGGTGCTGATGCCGCCGGATGCGTTCATGCCGGACCCGAACCCGCTGAACCTGTTCGACGCCGAACTGTCGCGCTCGCCGCAGGTTTCGCAATCACCGGCGCCGCCTTCGACAAGCGGGCCGTAAGTCAGCCTGCCCGTTCGGCCAGCCGGTTGCGGCCTGGCGGCGGGTGAGCCTGATGGAACGCCGCGAGACGCGCCAGCCACGCATCCACATCGGCGGGTGCCTCGCCGCCGTCCCGCATCCAGCGACGGACAGTCCCCTCGTCCCAGCCAATGCGATCGGCCAGACCGCGTTGGGTCCAGCCGATGGCTTGCAGGGCGGCGCGGCGTTCGGTGGGCGTCATCCGCCGATCAGCTTGATAAATCCGGCGCCAGCGGCAAACAGCGCCGCTCCGGCGCCGAGCAACGTGGCCGCCACGCTCCATGGCAAAAACGCGCGGTCGCGTTCCAGCTTTGCCGCCTCGGCTATCAGCTTGCGTTGTTCGGCGATGAACTTGTCGCTTTCCTGCGTGTCTCGCCTGATCTTGGCCAGGATCGCTTGCAGGTCGATCTGCCCTGGGGATGGGTCGCTCATCGGGTTTCTCCTCGATCCGCCGGGGTCAATTCCCTCGGCTACATCCGCATTTTGCGGAATTTCATCGGCGGCGTCAACGAAATAAATCCGCATTTTGCGGATTTATCGGGCGCCTGTTTTACCCTTTTCCGGAGGCCACGCCTGATGTCGGCGATGCTTGAAGCCCGCGTCGCCATGCTGGAGCGGCAGATCGACGCGCTGATGCGCCGGCGCGGCTCGCCGTTCGCGCTGGCAAGGACCACGCTGGCGGTCAACGATACCGGATCGGTGCAGACGGTGCAGGCGCAACTCGACGCACTGTCGACTCGCGACGGCATACCGCTGCTGTATGCCTATGGCGTCACTGGCTCGCCGCCGGTCGCGGCGGACCTTCATGTGGCGTTCCTCGACGGCGACCGCTCGAAGGCGGTGGCGATCGCCAGCGGGCATCAGACCTATCGGCTGCGCGGTCTCGGCCTAGGCGATTCGGCGCTGTACGACAGCCGGGGCGCGTATGTGTGGCTGACCTCGGCCGGCCCGGCCGTGAACTGCGGCGGGCGGCCGATGCTGATCACCGGCGATCTGCATGTCACGGGCGCGGTGATCGGCAACTATGGCGGCAGCGATCAGGTTGGGTTGCTGTCGCACAGGCACGGCACGGGAACCTCGGCTGCCGGCACGGTGGCGCCAACGGCGGGCACCTGAGATGGGGGATGTCCGCATCGTCTGGGATCCTGTGACCGGGACCGGCGACCTGAACATGATCGGACCCGCGCTCGAGCTCGGCCACGATCTGGAAACGGCGTCGCTGATCAGCATGTTCACCGATGCCCAGGCCGATCCGGGCGACATCGTGTTCGACAACGATCCGCACGGCTGGTGGGCCGACACCTATGCGGCGCTGGAGGACCCGGCGCTGACGCCGATACCGGACGACCGGATCGGCTCGAAAATCTACCAGGCATTTGCCCGGCCGCGGACTCAGGACACGCTCAACTGGCTGCGCGATGAGGTGATCCGCTGCCACGGCTGGATGCTGACCGATGGCGTCGCCTCGGCGGTCGATGCGCAGGCGTTTTTTACCAGCCAGGGCGGTATCGGCGCGATCGTGACGATTACCGCGAACGGTGTGCCGACCATCTTCAACTACGCCTGGTCGCAGGAATCCTGACCGATGCCGTTTCCCCGGCCAAATTTGACGGCCCTCCGGACCCAGGCGATGCAGGACATCACTGCCTCGGACCTGCCAAACGCCGATGGGTTTCTGCGCCGGGCGGTGCTGCGCGTGCTGGCCTGGGTGCAGGCTGGTCTGGCGTATCTGCATTACGGCTATCTCGACTGGATTTCGCTGCAATCGACACCGTTCACCGCGACCGGCGAGTATCTGGAAGCCTGGGCCGCGCTGGCGCCGACGCCGGTGCTGCGCGAGGCGCCGACCTATGCCTCGGGTCCCGCCTCGTGGCCGGGTGTCTATGCCACGCCGCCGGCGGTAACCGATCTGCCGGCCGGCGCGGTGTGTGCGCGCAGCGACGGCGTTCAGTTCGCCACGCTGGCGGACGCGACAGTTGGTCCGAGCGGCACGGTGTCGGTGACGGTTGTCGCCCTTGTCGCCGGGTCGAACGGCAACACCGACAGCGGGGCAACGCTGACGCTGGGCGTTGCCATCGCCGGCATCGACGCGGCCGGTGCGGCGACGGGCCCGATCACCGGCGGCGCTGACCTCGAACTCGACAGTTCTTTGCGTACCCGCATGCTGGAGAGCTACGCCGCCCCGCCGCACGGCGGCAACCAGGCCGACTATGTGACCTGGGCGCTGGAGGTGACGGGCGTCACGCGGGCCTGGTGTGCACCGAGCGGCGCCGGGCCGGGAACCGTCGTCGTCTATTTCATGATGGATACAGCCGAATCAGCGTTTGGCGGGTTCCCGCAAGGGTCGAACGGCGTGGCGACGCTGGAAACCCGCGACACGGCGGCGACGGGTGACCAGCTTGCGGTCGCCAACGCGATCTACCCGCTGCGGCCGGTGACGCCGCTGGTTTATGCCGTGGCGCCGCAGGCCGAAGCCGTGGCATTCACGATCGCCGGGCTGTTGGCGATCTCGATCGCACAGCAGGCGCAGGTGTCCGCTGCACTGGCGGGACTTTTCCTGCAGAAGGACTCGCCGCTGGGAACGACGTCGATCCAGCAGAGCGACTGCGATTCGGCGATCAGCGCCATCGGCGGGCTGCCGTCGTTCGCG